TGCCAAAAACTCTCTCAATTTGTCCATTTCTTCGTCCTTCTTTTCAGGGTTGATATATGATCGGGCCTTTGCCCGCTGATCCGCGCCTATGGGACACACCGACAATTCCCGGGGCGTCCACTTCGTGACCACTCTTAATGGGCCGGTATATTCCCGCCCGGCCACGCTCTGTTTTTCTTTTTCTGGTATCCAGATGGATTCATGCACCCGATACCCAACCGAAAAGTCGGTTAAGTGCCCTTCCTGTATCCGGGTCCAGGTGCCTTCGGCCTCTTCCGCTTTGCTGAAATAAGACCGACCCATCAGCCTGTCATCTTCTATTTTCATGTCCCTGTAGCTACCCAGTACATCCTTAGATTCGTACCGCATGTGCGTATCAAGGAGCGGAACTTGCCGGGTCGTTGGAATCTGGCACCCGGACATAAGCAATATTTCCGGCACAATGGCATACCGTTCATAGTCAAACACCTCCACCGGATCTTCGGTCGCGCCGATGACCTCAACGGACCGGTTTTCCGTGTCGATGGTGCCCGGACCGTCCTGCCGGATGGATAGGGTACGGTATGTCAGGTTTTTGGGGTCGGACCTGGTGGACAGTCGCTTTTTCTTTTTCTGTTTCTTCATACTTATCTCCCAAATTTGATCAGCTTCGCGGCTTTTTGCTCCTCTACCGCCGCCGGGTTGTTTTTCAATGCGCCGGAGACTTCTTGCGGGGTGATCCCCATTTCCTGTTCCCACTCCCGGAACTCCTGGATCTCTCTGAGCACATCTTCAGGATCGCGTCCACGCGCCCGGATGACTTCTTGCGGGCTTCTCAGGTTGGATTTTGCTGAATCAATCCATGCTTTTGTTTCTCGCAATGGATCAATAGACTCCATGCCGGGCGGTTGCCATTCTGCCCGCTTGTAAGCGTATGGATTCGTGAAATACCCCGGCAAATCAAGTTTCCCGGCCATAACCGCATAGTCAAAAAATGGCAGGGTGGTTGCCTGGCAGAACTGCCGAATGTGCCGGGAGATCGTGGGTTTCAATGTGTGCAGAAAATCGTTCCGGGCTGTCCGGGATGTGGAATAATTCAATCCTTGGTAGTCGCCGGACAGAATTTCATAGGGGATGCCGGTTGTGACGGACAACATGCACAGAAGCAGTCGAACCATAGGCGGGAAGTTGCTGCCGGGCCTGGGGTTGTGCGCAAGGTCAATCGATTCGCCGGGGTTCAGGTACTCAATGATGGCGTTTTCCATCTCTTCGATGTACTGCTGGTCGCCGTCGTCACCTGTCAGGGATTCAATGCCAAGCTGCCTACCGGCTGGAGAGTCGGTCTTGACGAAGCCAAGATATTTGGCGGCCATCTTCGCACCGTCAATCTCCGCGTCCATATATTCTTGAAGATCATGGGCTAGCAAAAGGCCGGATGTCAGCGGGGATATTCCCCGGAGTTGACCGGGCCGGAGCGTTTCAAATCCGTGTATGATGTCTTCTGATTTGATTCTGACAGAGTTTCCCCACCCGTCCGGGTCATCAAAGTGATAGGCCAGGACCCTGCCGGTTGATTTCTGGTACTCAATGCCCTGGTATATCTCAACTGTGTGGTTGCCTTGATACGTGCCGGTGTCTTTGTTGGTTGTCAGCCAGTCAGCTTCATACGCCTGCAAACAATACGGTATATATCTGTTTTCTTTGGGCCGGAACCGCTTAACAAGCAGGAACTCGCCTGATTCGACATCCTGGCGTTTTGACAGGGCCATCATTTCGTAAAAATGGAGTTTCCCTGCCACGTCGGCTTCATCTGCCCAAAATTTGAACGCATCTTCAACCTGACGGATTCTTTTTTTGTCCAGCTTGCCGTCCGGGTCCCGGATTTTTGATTGAAAAACAATGCCAGAACCAACGGTATAGTCGCAGATCCGCCGGACCGCGTTGGAGAAATACGGAAAATCCCTGACCAGCTGCCGGGTTCTGGCCCGGACACTGACGGATGAATTACCGATCACATGATTGACGCTGGTGTTCGCGGGATTCCATGGGCCAATTAATCGCCCGGATTTTGCGGCTGCATACATTTCTTGCCGTTTGCCGATCTTGTTCAGGTGATCGCGGGCGGCCATACGGGCAAGACCACGGGCCGGGGAAACGTAAGAGACAATCTTGTCAACGATATTCATAGTGAATACCTGCCTTTGTTTGAGGCATAGACACGCCGGTGGGTTGCGCCGGTTTCGCGCTGGATCAGGGATCGGAGGAAAAGAAGTTTGTCAAGGTCTTGCTCGCGATACCGGACAGAATGCCCATTGGCAAATGTAACTGCCACCACATTCTCGCCTGTTCCCAGGGAAAGTATGGCAGCTTCGATTGATGCAAGGTCGGTGCTTGTAAATGACATATGTATCACCTCTTTTGGACGATGATACACAAGTATATTGTCTATGTCAATAAAAAAAGACACACCTGTATCAAAAAATACAAGTGTGTCTCAGAAAATAAAAAAAGACCCTGGATGAATTAATCACCCAGGGTCTTTCCCAAACCCGGCCACGCCTCACCAAGCCTAACCATGAGGGGTCAGAATATCAGGGTTTGCTTTTTATGTCAACCTTGCCTTGCCCGGCCTTGCCCGGCCCAGCCATGCCTTGCCAAGCCAAGCCCTGATCCATAAACCATATAATACCTACTTCTAATTATATGTCAAGAATTATTTTCATTTTTTTTATTTTTTCGTGCTTTTAATCGTGCCCCTCTTCGATCTCACCACCACCGGCCTGGGCTTTTCCACCGGCTTGTCCTGATTCTCCCGCCATTTGTCGATATCATGCGTGTCTGCCACCCATACGGATGCCTTAGTCCGGGTCGCCGGGAAGCCTGCGGACCGGATCAGGTCTAAAATTGTGCTGTCTGACCGGTTCATGTACCTGGAAATTTTTGTAATTCCTTCGAGTTTTGCCATGGTTTACCACCTCTCACGCTTTAATTTATGGTTTCTTTGTGGCCGTTTGGCCTGTTTTGGTTGTTGATTCTGCGCCGTTTTCTGGCTTTGCAGGTCGATATACGGCAGCCCCGCCCGGATCGCTGCGGCATAGGCATAAACCCAGCAGTCCAGCGCCTCGTTCCGCTTGTTGCCCCTCACATTATGCCACTCTTTGACCGGATACCCTTTCACCCACCTGGTCACCAGCTTTTCGGCGGTGATCTGCTCATAAAACTCATCATCCAGACCGATATAAGTATGAATCCTGCCGGGTCCCGGATCAGTCACGTTAAACCGGGCATACAGGGTACTTTTTGCCGTGTCTGTGCCGATAGGCCATATCTCCACCCCGTCTTCGATCTTTTCACCCTTCCATGTCAAGTCCTGCTTGGTCGGCATCCCCAGCACCGGACGGCCCTGAGTCGATGCGCCTTTCAACGCAAAGACTTTTGGGGACCTGGTCCGGCAATAGTTCCTGACAGCCTGGGTGGTGTTACCGTCGCCGGAGTCAACGCCAGATGACAATATGTGCATCTCCACTCCATCCGCCCGCCGGAATGTCCCGCCGATGAGCTGGTCATGTTGCTGCCAGACATCGGCGTGCATGGGATCGCCTGCTATCTCAATGTGATAGATCAGCCAGCACTCCTCGCCTTTACCCCAGCCATAGATTGACGTTGCCAACCTATTATGCTGCACGTCAGTCCCGGCAGATAAAAGCAGGATATCCTTGGTAGGGATCTGCAATGGCTGGTAGCTCTCCGCCCTGGATTTGATCGTCACCCACTCCGGGCGGTCGCCTGCCTCTTCCCAAACTTCGGCCATCCTGGTGTTTGTCCAGACCTTCATCCCCCGGGGATCGCCGGCCTTCATCTGCTTTGCGGCTTTCAAAAACTCGTCCACCACCTGCGCCCATGATACCCAGCCCAGGGGAGAGTACAGGGAATTGGTTTTGAACCCTCGCTTTTTGCGGTCCGGGTGTTCGTGAATATATTTCCCCTTGACCAGCATATCTGTCTTTTGCCATTCCTCAATCCGGGATTGGCAATGCTCGCATACATACCAGACATCGGTGATCTGGCCGTCATCGTCTCTGGTGAACTTGATGCCATGCTCGGCATCCTTGCCACCGAAAACCAGGAACTGGTACTCATGGCAATGCGGACACGGGACACAGAAATGGCCCTGGCTGGATTCTTCCCATTCTCCCTCAATGTTTGAAACGCCCTTTGTGGTCGGGGTGCTATTGATGTAGATTTTTTTCTTTGTGCCGAAGGCGTCGGTCCGCTTTTTGAACAGGTTGCCGGGCGCTCCCTCGCCGCCTGCGTCCTGAATAAAGCCGTCATAATCGTCCAGGATCAGGTATCGAATTGAATCAGACCGTGCAGACACCGGGGAGTTTGATCCGGTCAGGGTCCATGAACCGCCTGGGAACTCTTTCAAAAGCAGTGTGTTCCCCGCGTCCCGGGATTTCACCGGCTTGATGATACCTTTCAGGGCATGGATCGCCCTGACAGTCGGGGCCAGTTTCTTTTTGCTGTGCTTTTTTACCATGTCGTCGGTCGGTTGGACCAGCATGGCCGGGCCGGGGTAGAGGTGGGCAACGGCGCACAGCATGATATTCCCAAGCGTTGTCCATCCGAATTGCGTTGCCTTGATCACCACGATCTCCTGCGTTGGGCTTTGTGGAGACAGCTCCCGCAACGGCTCTTCAACCCAGGGTGTCCGCTTGCTCCGATACCGGCCAGGCTCGACGGACGATTCTTTCGTCAAGCGGAAATGGGTGTTTGCCCATTCGACAAAATCAAGGTAGGGGTCTGGCCGCAACCCGTCAAAGTAAGAATCAAGATAAACACCGGAAGGTCTATTCACTCAGATCACCCAATACCTCGTTCAAGGCATCCATAAGTTTTTGACTGACGGCATGGACATCCGTGCATGATGCCAGTTCCGCGCTCAATCTGTCGGGAATATTCAAAATGCCGTCTCTGACGATCCTCCCGGCTTCAAACGCTTCAGCCCGGACCTTTTCTTTTTCCACAAGCAAGCCTGATTTTTGGTCAAGCTCAAGTTTTAACAAAGACGCTTTGTAATTGGCCTGGAGCCTTTGGGCCTCTGACAAGCTCATGTTCTCAAGGCCTGCTGCCTTGACAACCTTTTCCATTTCTGGTTTGGTTGGGGACTTCTTCTTTTTCGACCTGGTGCGCCGGGGCTCCGGATTCGGATTGTGTACCCGGTCCAGGTTTTCAGCCAGCTCTATGTCTGCCCGGTTCTTGTCGATCATGGTTTTTCCATCCACGTTGACAACTGATTTTGACAACCGCCCATTTCTGATGTGTTTGTAAACCGTCTGTCGTGTAACCCCCCGGTAATCCGCATATTGTTTCACGGTAAAATTTATGGCGTTTTTGGTGAATTTTTTGTTTTTTGCCATGTTTCACGCCTTTTTTAGTGTTTCACGCTTTTTCTTGTTTTTTTGAAACCAGCGCCAATCAAGGGTTGTAACCTCAAATTACATTTTTGTAACTACGAAAAAAGGGCGCCTTGCCGCAC